CGCAACCCGAGCGCCTGGCGTTCTCCTGGATCCAGACGACCCTCGCGGCCGCCGACGGTCCCGCGTTCTTGTACGCTCACTGGAGCATCGACGACACGACCTTCGCGGACATCGACAACGGCGAGCTCATCGGCGTCATGGATTGCGCCGCGGCCTCCGACGTCGAGCTCGTCGGCGACTTCCTGGTCCGCGCGCGCTTCCTCAAGCTCTCGATCTTCAACGAGTCGGGAGGGTCTCTGGACTTCACCGCCTCGAACTCGGACATCGACCTCCAGGAAAATTTCGGCGACCAGGCATAGCCGGCCGCCATGACCTACCGCGCAAGGACTAGCCAGCCTCAAGTCCCGGTCGGCTTCGACCGCGCGAACACCTTCGGGAAGCATTGCATCTGGGCGATGCTCCCGGCGGCTTGCAAGGCGACCGGCAACGGCGCCGGCCCGATCGGCGGCCTCGTCACCCTGGGCCAGAAGATGTTCTTCGAGCTCGACCAGTTCGGCAACGGCGACGAGACCTTCGAGGTCCGCGGCGATCGTTACGGTCACTGGGGACCGGCGACGTGTCTCCGCTTCGACGGAACCGGCTCGAGCTACTACCTCATGGCGCGCTACGTCGACGACCTGGGGATCGCCTTCCCGAACAAAAACGACCTTTGTGTCATCGGCATCTTCCGACCCGACGGCCTGGGCGACTTCTCCGGCGACCCGCGGATCTTCTCGAAGGACGAGGGAAGCGGCGCCGGCGACCACGACCTCATGATCGGCGGGACCGCGGGCGGAACCCTCCGGACCAGGATCCGGACCGGGGCCGTGACCTCGACGGTCCTCGCTGGATCGACGCAAGCCGACGCTCTCAACCTGGTCGCCGGCATGGTCACGGCGGGCGAGGTCGTCTGTCATAGCATCACCGAGGACGGCGTCCACACCCGCGGCGCGGCGGGGAATAACGGCGCATACAATCCCCGGACGACGACCGACATCGCCTTCGGCGCGAACATCGGAACCCAGGACAACCCCTTCGCCGGCGACATCCTGGGCGTCTTCGCGTTCGACATCGCGTTCGACGATCCGACCGGCCAGGCGATGAGGGCGTTCTTCGACAACCCCTGGCAAGTATTCGAGCCCGACCGGATCACCTACCCGAGGCCGGCCGTCGCCGATGGCGCGATCGCCGCAGCTCCGGCCCTGGCGTTCACGGTCTCCCCAGATCTCACGGGAGACGGCCAGCTCTCCGCGGCCGCCGCCCTTGCGTTCAACCTGGCGCCCGACTTAGCGGCCCAGGGCCAGCTCGACGCGGCCGCCCAGCTCACCCTCAACGTCGCGGCGGATCTCCAGGCTCGAGGCGAACTCGAAGCCGCGGCGGCCCTGGCCTTCACGGTAGCCGCGAACCTCCAGGCCCAGGGCCAGCTCGAAGCCGCGGCCCAGATCGTCTTCGCCGTTGCGGCGGATCTCGAGGCGCGCGGAGCTCTCACGGCCCAGGCCGAGCTCGCGCTCACCGTTGCGGCGGATCTACGCGGGACCGGAGCGGTCGACGCGGCGGCGACCCTGGTCTTCGCCCTGGTTGCAGATCTCCAGGACGCGGCCGAGGGAGCGATCGCGGCGAACGCCCAGCTCGCGCTCACGATCGCCGCGGATCTCCAGGCCGAGGGCGAGCTCACCGCGGCCGCCCAGATGGCCTTCAACCTGGTCGCGGATCTCAACGCTCGAGGACAAGTCGACGCGGCGGCCCAGCTCTCGTTCGCCCTGGCGGCGGACCTCGAGGCCCAGGGACAACTCACCGCGGCGGCGGCCTTGCTCTTCAACGTGGCGGCGGATCTCGACGCTCGCGGACAACTCCAGGCGGCCCCGGCCTTGACCTTCTCGGCCGTTGCGAACCTGGCGGCCGGCGGCCAGCTCGACGCGGCGGTCGCCCTGGCCTTCACGGTCTCGGCGGATCTCCAGGATCAACCAGCCGACGGCGCGATCTCGGCCCAGGCCTCCCTCGTCCTCACGATCCTCGCGGATCTCGAGGCGCTCGGCCAGCTCGACGCGGCGGCGGACATGGTCTTCGATGTCGCGGCCGACTTGCTCGGCCAGGGCGCGCTCACCGCGGCGCCGGCGATGTCGTTCGCCGTGACGGCCGACGGTCGCCTGGTCGGCGGCATGAACGCGAACCCGGCGCTCCAGTTCGGAGTCGTTGCGGATCTCCAGGACGCGGCCGGCGGCCAGATCCAGGCGGCGGCCCAGATCTCGATCACCGCGGCGGCGGATCTACTCGCTCGCGGCTCGCTCGCGGCGCTCGCCCCTTTATCGTTCGCCGTGACCGCGCTATTGTTCGACGGCGGGGCGCGCATCATCCCGAACTCGCTCCAGACCTTGCTCCGCTTTTTGGACAATAGCCGGCAAGATCTGGCCGAGGGGACCGACAACGTCACCCAGACACTCGAGGCGGGCCGCTCGAACTCGACCCAGTAGGAGGACCGACCGATGGCATCATGCGACAACGACTTCTCGGGGATCTGTATCGCCCGGAAAAGAGGCGACACCGCGCCCGACAAGATCTTCGTCACGGATCCGGAGAACGCCGGCGTCCCCCTGGACGTGAGCGGCTTCGGCTTCCTCATGACCGTCAACACCGAACAGGATCCCGAGCCCGTAGGCCCGCCGATCATCGGGGTCGAGATCGCCCAGCTCACCGGCGCGATCGTTGACGCCGTCGGCGGCGAGGTCGACTTCCCCTGGAGCGCCGGCGAGGCCGACCAGCTCCCGGAGACGTACTTCTACGACATCCAGCAAACAGACGGCGCCGGTCGGATCCTCACGATCGCGAAGAACGAGTACGTCTTCCAGCAAGACGTGACGAAGTAGGAGACCGACATGACGATCCAGTTCATCATCGAAGACGGGACCGGGCTCACGGACGCGACGGCCTACGCCGACCTCGCGGCCGCCGACCAGTATCTCGAGAACTCCGACCGGAAGACGGCCTGGAGGGCCTTCTCCTCGAAGGAGCGCCAGGCGGCCCTCATCCAGGGCGCGGACTATCTCGACCAGAAGTTCCGCCGCGCCTTCAAGGGCCAGCGATTCAGCTCGGCCCAGCGCCTCGAGTGGCCGAGGAACCAGGTCCACGACGAGCTCGGCGCCCTGGTCCCCGCCGACGAGATCCCCGAGGACATCCTCAACGGCTCGATCGAGTACGCCTTCGAGGCCGCCGCCGCTCCCCTGGCTCCGACACCGACGACCGACGCCTCCGGGCTCCTGGTCACGTCGACGCGGGAGAAGGTCGACGTCCTCGAGGAGTCGAAGCAATTCTCGGACAAGTATCCGGTCGCGACCGTCCGGGCCTTCCCGCGGGCGAAGCTCGTGATCCGGCGCTGGCTCCGCGCGGTCGGCGCGCTCACCGCGAGGATCTAGTAGTGGCCCTGGAAGACACCGCCCTCCGATTGATCCGCAAGTTCGGCGAGGACCGGATCGTCCAGCTCCTCCAGCCGAACACAACGCCGGCGGATCCGGCGAAGCCGTTCGACGTGGATCCGACCGCGACCGAGATCTCGACCTCGGCGCCGGCGGTCGTCGTCCCGATCCGGCGCTCGATGATCGACGGGAACAGTGTCCGCCAGGGAGACGAGACCGTTCTCATCGCGGCCCTCTCCCTGGGGACGATTGTCCCGACAACGGCCGACAAGATCCTCGACGAGGGCGTCGAGAAGAACATCATCTCGCTCGACCGGATCCGGCCAGGGAAGACCGACTTCCTCTGGAAGCTACAAGTGAGGACGGCATAGTGGCGAAGATCTACAACCCGCTCGAGATCGACGTCATCCTCCGGAGGGAGCTCTTCCGCGACGTCGGCCTCACCGCCTTCGAGATCCTCCGGAACCTCATCTTCGCCTCGCCCGTCGGGGATCCCGAGAACTGGCAGAACCCGGACTCGGCGCCTCCAGGCTACGTCGGCGGACACTTCCGTCGGAACTGGCTCGTCTCGATCGGGATCGAGGAGATCACCGAGCTCGCCGGCGCCGAGGAGCCGGTCGCCTTCACCCTGGGCCGCGGGAGGAACAAGATCCGCGCCTTCGAGGCCGGCCAGGCTTCGCGCCTCATCATCCAGAATAACGCCCCTTATGCGAGCAAGCTCGCCGAGGGTCACAGCCTCCAGGCCGAGGCCGGCTGGATCGACGAGGCGATCGACCTCGCGCTCCTCTTCCCGCCTGGGATCGAGGACCTCCCCTAGTGGGCGCCTCAACCAGAACCCCGGCCCAGTTCCGCGACGCCGTTCGCTCCGCGTTCTCGACTCACTGGACCGCCGCCGGCGAGGACCTCGATGTCGTCGCCTGGAACAACCTCGACTTCAATCCGTCGAACCGCGACGTCTACGTCGTCTTCGGCCTGGCTCACGCGACCGGATCCCAGGCTTCACTCGGGACCGGCGTCGACATCCAGATCCGGCGCGAGACGATCCTCGCCGTCCAGATCCTCGTCCGGCACAACACCGGCCAGGCCGAAGCCGACCGCCTGGCGGAGATCGTTCTCGACTTCGTCGAGTCGACGAAGCTCACCGGGATCCGCTTCCGCGACCAGGGCCTCACCGAGGTCGGACGCTCCGACCAGTGGTTCGAGGTCGTCGTCAATGCTCAGATAGACTATGATTCGTTCCGGAACGTGTGAGACGTCCCTGATGACTAACCCAGGAGACCGCCATGTCTGACACAAACCGAGTCGGGCTCAGATTTTTTCAGAGCTCACAACGGACCGCCCCGATCCCTGGCGGCCCCTTCAATCTTGACCAGCTACGCTTCACGGGGACGCCGAACCTCGCCTTCGTTCCGAACACGATCACGTCCGAGGAGATCCGGCCAGACCGCCAGATCTCGGACCTCATCCTGGTCGGCGCGGAAGCCGGCGGCGACACCGGGATCGAGCTCTCGTTCAAGGCCTTCGACGCCCTCATCGCGGGCGCGCTCTTCTCGACCTTCTTGTCGCCCGTCCTGAAACAAGGGACCGGCGAGATCACGGCCTTCGCGGCTGGCGAGATCACGGTCGACGACGGGACCGACTTCATCGTCGGCCAGGTCACGCGACTCGACGCGCTTCTCACCGGCGACGTCGGCGACGGGATCTTCGAGATCACCGCGATCATCGTCAACGCCCTCACGGTCAACCCGCTCGCGGGAACCGCGACGACGGCCATCCAGGGAACCGAGACCGCGGACGCGAACACGACCCTCCAGGTCACGGGCTTCGTCGCCCAGGGCGTCGGCGACATCTCCGTCGTCGTCACCGGCTCCGACGCGGTCTTCCAGTTCCCAGCCGGCGCGCTCGACAACGCCCTCGGGAACGGCGTCCCGCTCGCGATCGGTCACTGGCTCAAGTTCGCCGAGTTCCCGATCGTCGGGAACAACGTCTGGACCAGGATCCGCGAGATCGACCTCACCGCGGACACGATCACGGCGGACGCTCAAAGCACTCACGCGACCGACCCGGCCGCCGGCGAGAACGTCCAGGCCTTCTACGGCTCCAGGATCGAGAACGGCGCCGGCTCCATCGCGGCGAACCAGTTCGCGGTCGAGCGGCGCTTCGAGGATCACACCCCGGTCACGCGCGAGCTCTTCCTCGGGATGGCGCTCAACAACTTCTCGATCAACCTCTCGCCCCAGGCGATCGCGGTCGGCTCGCTCACCTGGTTCGGCTTCAACTCGACCGTCTCGGACAACTTCGCGGGATCCTATCCGGAGCTCTACGCGGCCCTCCCGGTCGACGTGCCGGCGCCCCAGTTCGACGTCTACAACACGAGCTCGGACATCGGTCGGCTCGGTCGCGGAGTGGATCCGATCGACCAGGCCGGCGTCAACTTCGTCCTCGAGGCGACGATCGAGATGAACAACAACCTCCGCCGCCAGCCCGCCGTCGGCGTGTTCGGCGCGAGCGGGATCGGCCTCGGCGAGTTCTCCGTGACGGGAACCTTGTCGACGTATTTCGACAACGACGAGATCCTCCAGATCATCCTCGACAACTCCGAGACGAGCCTCGACCTCATCACCCAGGGAGGCGACGGTCGCTCGATGGTTTTCGACCTTCCGCGGATCAAGTTCTCGGGCGGAGCGCCTGATGTACCGGGCAAAAATCAAGATGTTACTATTCCCGGAACCTACCAGGCGATCCTCGACGCGGACCTCGGCTACACGATGAGCGTCCAGAACGTGAGCTTCGCCAGGTAACAACAACGAACCGGACCAGAAGGTCCCAGGGAGAAGACCGTGAGAGTCTACGAGGCCTTCGAGACATCGGAGAAACTAGCAAGCGAGGGGCGAGAGTGCGAGATCGAGTTCGGCGGGCGTGTCATCTGCAAGATCTGGGTCCGCCCCGCCGACCCAGTTCTCAACGCCGACTATCGACGGGAGCTCGCCGAGCTCTCCGTCGGGCTCATGAACTCGGGCGAGATCAACGAGATCGACGAGGACACCGATCGCGCCCTTCTCTGGAAGGTCTACGCGAAGACCGTCGTCACGAAGATCACCTGGACGGACCCGGCCGACGCGAAGGATCCGAAGCTCCGCTTCCATCAATCGCTCAAGCCCGAGACCCGAGAGAAGAACGCGACCGAGCTCTTCCGTCGCGTCCCGAAGTTCTTCGAGGGGATCCAGAAGGTCGCGCGCCAGTGGTCGCAATACCGCGCCGCACACGAAGAGGACGCCGCGGGAAACTAGCGGCGGTCCTGGATCACTCGCTCCGGCTCGGGACCGCGGAAGACCAGGAGAAGGTCATCGCCGCACACAAGGCGAGGGGCCTCCAGCCGCCCGAACATCTCACGGATCCGCCGATGATCCAGTCGCGCTTCCTGGTCTACTGGGAGGCGTTCCAGGATCTCCAGACCGCCCGATTGAACCCGCGCGGGATGATCCCGATCGGCTCGATCATCGAATACGCCGACCGCTACAAGCTCGACCCGGACACGCTCAAGCGCGTCGTCTGGAAGACCGACGCGATCCTCCTCGAACACTGGAAGGGCGTCGACAAGGCCGAGGCCGAGAAGGCGAAGGCCGAACGAGAGAACAAGGCCGCCGGCCTGGGAGCTAGATCATGACGACGAGAGTCATCCGAGTCGTCCTCGACGGCTCCGGAGTTCGATCCGGCGCCGCCGGCGTGAAGAAGAACCTCCAGGGCGTCCAGGCCCAGGCGAAGGGCGTGACCGGCCAGTTCAAGTCGATGGCGAAGGCCGCCGCCGGCTTCGCCGCCGTCCTGGGCGTCCGCGAGATCATCCGCTTGACGAACACCTACCAGACACTCCAGAACGCCCTCCGCGTCGTCACGACCTCCCAGGAGGAGCTCAACGTCGCCGCCGACCGGCTCTTCGACATCGCCCAGGACACGCGGACGCCGCTCGAGGCCGTGACGAAGCTCTACTCGTCCGCCGCGATCGCCGCCGGCGAACTCGGGGCCAGCCAGGCCGAGCTCTTCCGGCTCACCGAGATCACCGGCAAGGCGTTAGCAATCCAGGGATCCAGCGCGACCGAATCGGCCGGCGCTCTCCGCCAGCTCTCCCAGTCCTTCGCCTCCGGCATTGTCCGGGCCGAGGAGTTCAACTCGATCCTCGAGGGCGCGTTCCCGCTCGCCCAGGCGGCCGCCCGCGGTCTCGACGAGGCGAGCGGATCCGTCGCCAAATTGCGGAACCTGGTCGTCGAGGGGAAGGTCACGTCGGAGGAGTTCTTCGCGGCGATCCTCAAGGGCGGCGAAGGGATCGACGCCCAGTTCGAGAACACCCAGATCACGATCTCCCAGGCGGCGACGAACATCAACAACTCGCTCATCTCGTTCGTCGGCAAGATGTCCGAGGCCTCCGGCGTCGGCGAGGGCCTGGCGGGGATCCTCG